AAAAATACGAATAGAGATTGACGCCCCCCTTGTAATGACTACTATCAAATATGGTGTCTAGGAACTGAGGGTGAGGGCTAAAGATGGAAAATAAAAAGGTATAGTTGGCCTGCTTGAGTAATTCCTGGTAGGTCAGGCCAATGTTTTCCTTTATCTTGTGCGACCTAAGAAGAAACCTGTCCTTGACGTTATAATTCGCATTCGTGTTTTTCACACGCTCATACACGGCTATGTTGTACGCGTACTCCCCCACACGAATACTTGTAAACTCGTTGTTGTAATTCAGCCATTTGCTATAGTCCATCGTTTTCAACATTTCCAATCTCTTTTCAAGCTCCTTCTCAAATGCCGTGTTTATTTCTTGCCGGTGTTCAATATTCCATTGCATATAGTCAGTCTTTGATCCGACTACAAAGGAATGCCAGTTTGTTATGTATTTTTGAATATAGTACATTTCGAGAATGACAAAAGTTGTATATATCAACACAATCATATAGGCATTGTTTACGAACGATACCATCCGGGTATATACTTATAGTATACCAAGATATTATCGTTCACGCTATGTTGCATACATGAGACCGCAATTTCCGCCAACGAATGTGACCACGTTGATCCTTTCCTCGAAGAAATACAGGTTGTAGTTGTAGTCGTATATGCGCCAGGTAGGCTTGTTTATGCCAATGATCTCGCCGGACTCCGGATCGCATATAGTCAATACCTGCGCTAAAGGGTCTAGTTCGGGCGTATGTGTGGTAAATTCGAGCTCCACCTTGTTAAACCTGTTCATATTTGTTGCCCCCGCCGGCTGGTTGTCAGAGAACAACGCCGCCGAATTCATACTATAGTTGTAGCAATACAATCCAAAGGGGGCTGCACCGGGAGTACGCATATACTTTTCAATGTAGTTGAATACCCCCGCGGCCTGCATGTTTTCGCGATAGTCGCCATCAAAGATGATCCCCATATTCATGAGAATCGCCTTGTTGTTCTGAGGCTCATAGTTTCCTGTCACCATCAATCCGGTTAATTGCCCCCCCGGATTCACGCCTGGTCCGATGGAGACGTTTTCGGGATTTCCATCTTCGTCGAGCTCCACCACATTGTAGCTGCCGTCAGTTAGTGCCGGGGTGATATCCGACGGCAGATAAGGATAAGGCCAGTTTGTATAGTTGCTCCATTGGTTTCGAAGGTTGGCGTCGCTTCTCTGGAAATAGAACAAGTAGTCGGTCACCAACCCCAACGAGTTCAGCTCCACCTTGTTGGGGCCAGTCACGTTGTAAAAAATTTCTTCGTGCACTTGCTTAAATATATATTTCTGTTCGTTGCTGGCAAACAGCCGGGATTCGTCGTTGGAAAGGAAACAATACGTGCACGTCAAATGTATGTCGGCGTCCCATATTGCACGCTTATCAACGTAGGTAGTTGGGTCGAGCGATACACTCGGTGGGGGCTGAACAAACCGGTACATTTGCATGTACTCTAAATTGAAATTGGGCGCCACATAAGGGAAGTTGTATTCTGAGTCCATTACATCACGAATAGTGAACAACTGGTTGATGGGTCTAAATGTCACGCTAACAATCAACTCGTTGTACTGAAGGGAGATGAGGGGAAACGCGCGCTGGGTTTTGTTACAGAACCACGCATTAAGAGGTATGTACAGGGTTTTCCCACGGATGGATGGTTCTGGTCCGTTGGCCGCATCTGTGTAGTACGCATTTGGATAACTATTCACACGCGCACCACTATTGCCTGGATCATTTATGTCCGGAGTATCCCCCGTCATGCTATTGAACAACAAGCGCTTGGTCCCCGTGAGGTCTCTCTGGATCTGTGCAAGCAAATAGTCGCCACTAAACTCCTGTAGCTTTTGATTTCCACACGTAATGGTGATCTTTGATATCATTTTCGCCCCCAAGTTCTCAATCCACTTGAATTCGTAGGGAGCCCACTCGTTCCCATTCCCTTCTGTCGGTGGGTGTATGGGAGACCATATGTTGGGTAAATTCAACGTAATATACGTGTCCATTAGTAGATCAGCATATCGGGGTATTTTAAACTGGAAGGTAGACTCTTCTGACAAATTAAGCGTTTTTGATCCCTCATAGTCGACTCGAAATTTTTGCATACCAAAATTCGTTGTTTTAGCATACGTAGTTTTGAAAAAAGTTTTTGAAGGATTCCCGTATAATAGTATAGATTGCTGGCCCTGACTCACCAGTGATAATAGTCCTCCTGCCATTAGTATTACTATATGAATATATTTTAACCTATTTCTAGATATAATAATATTTATTTATATCAGTATATGGAAGCTTCAAATTCGTACACCAGTAAAGTATCAAACACACTCAAAAATGCAATGAGCAACATAAAGAATTTCAGCGTGTCGAAACTGGTTGAATCATCAAATGAGAGAATCCTAGTCATCGCAACAAACGTGATTCTTGTGATAGCGATCGTCTTCATCATATGGACATACAGCTACAACAGGACATTGGAGAGCAAGGAATGTAAAAAGTTTGCATCCATTTATCCAGATCTTGACGGAGCGCTCTCGTCTATTGACGTTACCAAGGTGTCAAAAGACGCATCGAACAATTTTGCCTATTTTCTGAACGAGTACTACATAAAAACAGCCTACAACGCGTGTAGTCTGGGTCCATACAAGAACAACGTCGTCTCGCTGTGTATGCTGCAATATGTGCTAAGACAGGGAGTGCGCGGTCTGGATTTTGAACTCTATTCGAACGATGATATGCCCATCGTCGCCACATCGATGGATAAAAATTTCCACGTAAAAGAGACGTTCAACTTCGTGCCCTTTGCCAACGTGTTGCAGGCATTGCGCGATTACGCCTTTTCTAGTACAGGTTCCCCCAACCCCAACGATCCCATTGTGCTGCATCTGCGAATCCAAAGCACCAATGTGAAAATGTTTAACAACCTTGCCAAGCTCTTCAACGGAATGGGGGAGTATATGCTAGGCCGTGATTATAGCTTCGAGAACAAGGGCAGGAATTTAGGAAAGATTCAGCTACTCAATTTCAAACAGAAGATCATCGTTATTGTAGACAAATCAAATTCATCTTTCATGGAGAGCGAGACCCTCAAAGAGTATGTGAATATGACCAGCAATTCGGTTTTTATGCGGGCAGTCAGGTACACCCAGGGCGCCAAGTTTAGCCCGGACGCAGACGAACTAAGACACTACAACAAACAGAATATGACCATTGTATTACCTGACGATACAGCAGATCCGACCAATCCGTCGGGTATTCTATGTAGGGATCTAGGGTGCCAAATGACAGCGATGCGTTATCAGCTGCCCGATGCGAATTTGAAGGAGGATGCTAATTTCTATAGCAGAAACGGACACGCGTTTGTACTGAAACCCAAGCAGTTGCGGTACATTCCCACCTTTATCAAAAAGCCATCCAAGCCGGACAAGGCGCTTTCGTACGCGCCGCGCGATCTGAAGGCAACTGACGGGTTATACGATTTCGATATCTAGATATCTAGATAGATAGATAGATGGAGATCGATCAGCCGATAGCGCATCTATTATTTTCTACCATTTATATATATTCTACCATGCCTAAGAAAATATGTAATCCACAGATGTCGTTCAGCGAGTGCGAACTCGCCATATTGCGTTCGTCCGTAGACAAAGCACAGGAAAAGATAGCCAAGCGCGTGGTAGCTTCTCCGGCAATTAAGGACATGACCCACATAGTGGAAGAATTCATCAAAAAGAAGGGGCTCGTCCCGTACGGGGGGATTGCCATCAACAACATTCTGCCCAAAGACGACCAGTTTTACGACGAGGAAACGGAGATCCCCGACTACGACTTCTTCTCGCCCAACGCAATGGACGACGCAAAGGCGCTCGCCGATATCTACCACAAGAAAGGGTATAGTCACGTGGAGGCAAAGGCAGGACAGCACTTTGGCACCTACAAGGTATTTGTGCAGTTCATTCCCGTAGCAGACATTACCTTTCTCCCTCGCCCCCTATTTAATACGCTGAAGAAGCACGCAATCGTTGTGAACGGCATTCCCTATACACCACCAAACTTCCTGCGAATGTCCATGTTCCTTGAGCTTAGCAGACCAGCGGGCGACACAAGTAGATGGGAAAAGGTGTACAAACGTCTGCAGCTTCTGAACAAGCACTACCCGTTAAAGCACCAGCAATGCAGCCGGAGTCCGTTTCAGAGACCGATGGAGGTGTCACAGGATCAAATAGAACAGATCTTCGCTGTCACCAGGGACACAC